ATTCGATGCAGTCTCTGGAATGCTGTCGGCAATCTCAACATTCTCCTCCATCATAGCATCCGCTAAAACCGACTGCGCACCCTCCAATGCACGAGCATACTCAGGAACGCTGCGGATCGTTTCGCTCAGGTAGTTGCGGCTGCAATTCCATTCCTGAGCAGCCCAGGCCTTCAACGTCATGCTAGACGCCATCTCACGAACATACTCCGCACCGCCCTTTTTAGCCACATCAGCAAGTATTGTCTTTTTTAACTGCTTTCCCGCCATATCGCCTCGCTTTCACAATTTTTAAAATTTTAGACGATGCTAGCAGTTCTGGCAATAGGGGTATGGGGGGGGGTGACTGCCACGGCGCTGACACAGCGTAGGGAGAGACGAGTTGTCGCGCAGTTGAGGTTGCGTGGCAGTCTGGATCAATTGTAGCATAATCCGCTAAATGTAACCATACCCTTGAACACCGTCGCTACATTTGCGCTGAATTGTACGCGCAGAAATGCCATGGACTTCGGATGCTAAGGCAGCCGAGGCAAACTCACCCAAAGGCGTAAAAACAGCGCGTGCGCGTGGGTGGTTTTTGCGGTCACGCAAATGATCCGCGCGAGACGGTCTGCGACGACCTTTCATATCCATGTCACGCATATTGTCTCTGTACGTCCCGCCGCGCAAATGCTCAATGTTGCAGCAGCTCGGGTTGTCGCACATGTGCATAATAACATCATGGTAATCATTCCCCGCCAATCTATACACAAGACGATGCGCCAATATCGAGCGATCCGCCACGTTAAACATACCATAGCCGCCCTTCGTCTTGCCTGCCGTCCACTCGTGGCACCCATCTGATGAGGTGTCGATCTTGCTGAGAAACCGAGACTGCCATTCTGCTCTTGTCTGTAAGGCAAGCTCCTCGTTCTCACCTTTTGGGCGACGAGCCTCCAAATACCCCTTTTGGGCAAATCTGCGAAGACGCATATAACAGGCCGAACAAAGCCCTCTTGCCATCACATCATTCCGATCACAATTTCTGCACATTTTATTTTTCTCCTATGCTGTCGCTTAATAGTTAATGTGTAGTGGGGGTGGGGTCAAGGTTGTTTTGGCAGCCGTATGTGCGTTTTTCTACACACACATGCCCCCCTCTTCTGTCGCGTTGGGGGGGGCTGCGCGGTGTCGTTTAACAGAAAAGTCGCATAATACCACATATGTGAAATGCAATAGTCAATGATTTCAATGCTTTAAGTAATTATTGGTGTAAAAGCAGCCGCATCAGCCAAGGCAAACACAACATATAGTATGCCCAATCTTGTAATTGAACGAGCGTTCAGTTATCCGCGCGTGCGTCCGCGCCTTGCCGTCGCTGTGTGTTCTGACGCGCTAATGATGTATGCCGAATGCTTCGCTGTTCTCTAAGTATTCTTTCATAGCAAGGCTGAGAGCCACTGCCATAACCTTCTTGCAGCTACCGCCTAGGATGCGCTCATTGATTAGCCACAGCATCTCTGCGACCTCTGCATCGATCTCATCCTCGTCCATGTCTGGATCGTATTCTACGACGAATGTGTTCATGCTTTCACGCTACAAGCAAAAAAGGCTCGGCGCAATGCCGAGCCAGTTCAGTGAGGCAGAAAATGTAGAGGGAAATGGGTAAATCTCTACATCATCAAGTGTCCACACTATTTCAGAACGGAATAGGATCGTCAAACAGTTTCCCTTTGATGTCGATAATCTCAGCGCCTGGGAATGATTGCTTAGCCGACTTCTCTAGCTCACCTGCCCAGTTGTCGCGGAACCAAGAGTAAGCCAACCCAACCTCACGCAGCGTTAGCAACTCCAACTCAGGCCGCTGCTTCTTTATCGTGCGCCACGATCTACCGTCCTTCATAACGCCGAACAGCTTGCCGTCTATCTCTACTTCCCAAACATCCGTTGAGGCTCTCTGTGCACCAATACGTTCAGCCTCAGCATCCATCGCTTGCATGCCTCTTATCACGACTTCACAGCGAACCTTACATTCTTCTACATCGCCTGCCTCAACTGCCGCATTCATCTTAGCCACCGCACTGCCATACTTTTGCGACATCGAGACACTGACCAGTTCAGGCAGCACATCAATCCCCCACTTCTCATCCATCTGGATTGCCAGCCTGTCAACTGGAGCCAGAGCGTAGTCGCACATGATGGCATCTTTGGACTGACTGCCATGCAATATGCGATCCGACTTCTTTTGTCTTTTGGTCTGCTTCATCCGTTTACCCTCCGATTTACCACACCTTGTTCCACACCCCACTTCAACCTAAACCACCACCCCACCACACCTTGCATATATATATGCAGGTGGTGTGGAAGGGTATTTTGTGGCTTTTCTTCCACACTTCCACACCTTACCCACACTTCGTAAAAACAAGGTGTGGAAGTGTGGCTAGCAACTTTATACCTCGTCATGGTTCACCCATTCACCGACGATCACACACGGTGCTTCGCCGCCTTTTCGTTTGTTTGGTAGCTTGACAACTTGCAGGCTGCCAGAGCTGATCCACTGCTTGATGATTGCTTTCGTCTTCGCCACATGGTTTGGCTTGCCCAGATCAAGGTTTAATTCTTCTGCGACTGCCTTACCGACCCAGTTGTCTGCCTGCGCGTTTGCTCTGTATGCGTGGTCTGCTTCCTCTGCCTTGCCGATTGTGCGTTGGACGTTGTAGAGGTTCTTGGCTGTCACGCCGTCAAAGAGATCGGGCAGCTTAAACTCTGTGGCGACACCTATATGCTCGCCGTTTGCTATTTCGACGCTTTGCATACGTCTGTAGACTGCCTTGTCTGATGGCGGTGCTAGGTTTGCTTTGCCGTCATCAACTCTGAATATGCCGAGAGCTTCGTGTTCGTCTACGCCGAGCGCGATTGCGTCGTCTGGTGTGATCCTGTTGATTACTCTGGCGGCTCGGGCTGCCCCAATGAGTGATCCTGCGCCTCTGACACTGTCAATCGTTGCGTCGTCACCGTTTGTCTTTCTGATGTGATGCACGAGCTGAACTGAGCTGTTTGTGTCTCTGGCGAGCTTTCTGAGCATTGCCACGACTGCCTGGACTGATCCGTTGTTGTTTTCGTTGACCAGATGGGTTGACACGAATGGATCGAGGATGACTGCGCCGATTTTGTTTTGTTTGATGACGCGGATCATGGCTGCCAGCATGTCGTCGTTTGTGATGAGGCCGTCTCTGTTTTCTGCCGCGAGCGTGATCTGCATGGTGTCCTCGCCGTCCATAAACAGTCGGCCTTTGATGTCGTCTGGTGTGAGGCCGTAGTGCTGCATGGCAGCGATTGTGCGCATTTGCATCTCGGAAATTGGGTCTTCAAGGTTGATGACCCAGACATTTGTCTGCTGCTTGACTGCCGTGCCGAGGAGCGGCTTGCCAGTTGCGATTGCCAGTGCTTCCACAATGATTGCACTTGTTTTACCGATCCCGCCTGCCGAGGCTGTGACGCTGATGTACTTTTTGATGTAGTCGTATCCGTAGACCCACTCCCTGCGCGGCAGCGTGAGCGCATCAAACATTTCATAGGGCGTAGGCCAATTTGGGGCTGTTTCGCTCTCTGTGAGGCTTTCTGACGGCTCTGTGGCTATGTTTAGAGCTTGGTTTTGCTTCTGCATGCGTTCTTTGATTGGATCGGGCGGTGGCGTCCATCCTTTGTCTCTTGCACCGTTGATTGCTTGCTGCACTTCTTGGCGTGTGTCGTCTACCGAGTAGCCTGACAGGGTGAAGCTGTCTGTGATGGCATGGATTTCCTCGTCTGACAGTCCTTTTGACACATACGAGGCTACGAGGCGTATTATGTTGTTGTGCCAATCATCGCCTGTCATGACGCTTTGCGCTGCAAGCTGCCGATCCATTGCTTGCTGTCCGAGGTCTATTTCTATGCCTGAATGACCTGTTAAATTTAATGTGTCATTCGACTTTTTCGGAAATGCCCGCATGAGGCGTTCAAACGGCTGCGGATCGCGGTCATTTGTGAACTCAGTGCGCATTGTGACGAGTTCAGGAACGTAGCCTTTGTCTTGCTTCTTTTTGTTAGGCCATGAGACTGTGCCTGCCACGCGCATAATTCTGCTTGGATTTATGACTGCCGCGTCTGTTTGTAGGCTTGCGGCTATTGATTTCTGCACTTCTTTCCATGCGTCCATGTTTTTGCATGGTTCTTCCAGTTCCCAATATGCGTGGCCTCTGGAGAATGGTTTTGTGCCTGTCTTGACTGACATTGTGAATTTCGGGCCCGCAAATGACATAATGTTTTCCATTGCGCCTTTTGTGTCTGCGTCTGCGAAGCAGTAGAATGCTGCGAGAATGTCTGTGTCTTTGGCGGCTTTGCCTGCTGGGATGTCTTCGGCTTTGATTGGATCAATGGCATTGATGCACATGTAGATGTTTGCCTTAGCTTTGTTCATGGCTTCGGCGTGTTCAACGGCTTTGTCTAGGTCTTTGAGCTTAAATCTTGCTGCATTTGTTGATCCAGATAAGCTGATTGATCGTATTTCTATTAAAGGTTGCCCAATCTCATTCCAGTTTTTCGTTATTTGTGTTATAAACTGCTTAATGATGTCGGACTTGGGGAGCATCTCCATACTGTTTTCCATTTCCTGTTTCATTTCTACCCTTCCTGTGAATGCCGTGGCGATCCATACCGCCACGGCATTTTAGCTTAAAATTCCATGTCATCCGCTGCGGCTGCTGGCGCAGGTTCAGGCTGTGGAGCAGGTGTAGGGTCTGTTGCAATGCCTGCCGCAGCACCTTCTTTGAGGCAGTCGGGCTTGTCCACCCATTTGACGACTTCAAAGACAGGGTAGCATGTTGAGCCTTTCGTGAACTTGAGTTCTTTGGCTTCTGTCATTTTGACGAGCGGCATTTGGCCTGCGCTTGGTTGTTCTTTTAGCTTCGGCGCTAGATCAGTGATGGCAGACCAGATTGCTGCGCCTGCTTGTTCCCAAACTGCGACCTTTCCACCACCGATTGCCACCTTTACGCTGATGCCCTTTTTGTAGTCGTCACCAGGCTTTGCCATCATTTGATTTGTTGATGGGTTCCACTTCCATTCAGGTGCGACGCCTGCAATGCCTTCCGACTTCTGCCAGCCTGTTTTCAGGCTATCGAGGTCTAGGACAAAGCCATTTGTCTGCGCTGCTTCGTATTCATCCTTTGCTGCGCCGTCGCGTAGGTAGAACTGCTTCGCTCTGATTGCGCCGTCCTGTGTGCCTCTGGCTGACCAGCCGAGGAACGTATTGATGTCGGAACCTGTGTTTCCTAAGTCTATTTCAAACATTATTTTCTCCTGTGTTTGATTTGTTGACGTTGTTGTGCTGCTTTGACCCAAGCTGCTAGGGATTACTCAAACAGATCAAACTCATCGTCGCTCCAGTAGTCTGGATTAGACGCGCCGTCTGCGTCCTTTGCGATCTGTTCGTTAATTAAATCAATAATTGCGTAGCGGCCTTCGACTGCCCCGCCTTGTCGGTACTCCACATGCGCTTTCATCTTGTGAGGCCAAAAGTTAATCTTTTCGCCGCCGATCTCTGCCTGTACCTGCCACGGTGCATCGCGGTAGTTGGGGAAGTAAAACTCTGTGCCGTAATCGTAGAGCTGCACGATCTTGCGAAACGCCGTGACGTTTTCCATGAATAGATCGTCAGGGTCTGCCTTCCATGCGTGTGATTTGTAAAAATTATATTCCATAGAGTTCTTCCCTAATAGCTTCAGCGCCGTTCCAGTAAAACGTGTTTGGATTGACTGGAATGACCTCTGCAATGTCTTCTTTGCTGCCAGCGCGTAGGAACTTTTCCAATCTGCTGATCTGCTTTTTTGCTCGTGCCAGTAATTCATTCGGATCGCCGTCCTCTAGTAATGCTGTTTTCTTTGGCGTGACGTATAGGAACTTGACTGCCTGGTTGCCTTTTGCCTTTTGGTAGATTGCGCGTTGGAGCTGATGTTCTGCCGACATTGTAGAAGGACATCTGCCAGTCGTTTTGAGGTCTATGACAAGCCCAGCATCTGGAAATACGAGGTCAAGAAACCCGATCACAGGTATTTCATAGTCGTCAGTCTTGGCTGTTATGCTGATCTTTTCTTGACCCTCCTCTGGAAACTCTGGCTTGCCGTAGTCTGCCAGTGCTTCCAGTGCGAGTTGCATGCAAGGCTCAATCATGTTGCGTTCTTTTGTGGTCTTCTCGTCACCGATGGGAAAAGTCTTGTCAAACTTCGCCAGAGCGGCGCTGAGAGCTGCCTCACGGTCACTTTGGCCTGTCAGATAGGCAACCACAGCATCCTCGGTGCAAATGCCTCTCATAGCGGCTGCGCCCATTGGAGTGCGTCTGCCGAACAAGTAGCTTGCAACCCAAACGTCTGGCGCGTTTGTCCAGAGGTTGATTGATGAGGCTGACAGGTGCTTGATGCGGTGCTTTTCAAAACCGTTCATGTTTCTGAATGCTCTTTGATAAAGTATTCTTTTGGTGCATCTGCATGATCGCAGTGCGAACTGCGCCATCCTTCTTTTGCGCCGTGAATGTGCTTTTTGCCGCACCAAGGGCATTCAAAGACGAAAGTGTTTTCTTCGCGTTTGCATAAAATTTTATAGTTAGCCATTTGTTGCCTCCTTGCCGTATAGCGCAATCAGCGCTGCCTCTGCTCTGCCGTCATCTTTGACGCGCTTGAATAGGTCTGCGCAGTCTGGAAAGCGCTGCGTTGCTAGACCTCGTGAAACGCCTTTATCGCGGTTTAGTCTGAAATGACCTTTCCACTTTGCAGGCGTGACGTACTGTATTGGGATTTTGTGCGCTGCGACTGCCATCTGCGTTGCGCCGTAGGTTTCTCCGAAACGAAACATCGACGACACGCCTTGACCGCGCATTGCCGCCACTTGCTCAATGAATGCCATGTGCGGCTCGTCACCTTCAGGCGTGAGCAGCTCGTGCAGTATGTGCATGTTTAGCTCTGTCTTGCCTTTGGCGTTCTTGAGCACAGGCATGTCGTGTATTTCGAGCTTCATGTTGGGCCAGAGAAATGCGACTGCACCGCTGTAGCCAGGGTCTATGCCTATTACGACTGTCATGCCGCATCCTTAGATGTTACGCCGTGAAAGTTACAATAAAGGTCAAATGCCTCTTCTGTCACATCGCGCAGTGAATATTCGTTACCACTCGCATCTGACTTTAACTGCTGCACCTTCCGCATACGATCAGCCAATTCAACTCTGATGCGGTGGTTCCACTGTTCTTTTTTATATTTCATAGCAGCCCCTCATGTGTTTTGCTACTTCTAGCAATACAGCTAGTAATATTGTAAATCAAGCCCTGATTTATTTTCTTGACTGCCTCTAGCATTATTGCTAGTAAAGTGAAAGAAGAAAGGAAATGGACATGACAAAAGAAGAATTAGAATATCAGATCGCAACTGAACAGGCGTTTATAAAAAAGCAACGCGCAGCTCAAGACCGCATGCGCACACAAAACAGCGGCGTCAGATCAAACAGCATCAGCGCCGATCTCGCAGCATTCGACTTAATCTGCATGAACGCACAGGATCGCATTGCCGAGCATGAAAAGAAAATTAAGGAACTAGAAAATGAAAGCTGATTGGCAGGATTACTTTATTTTCGGAACGACAGCCGTGGCTGTCATCACATGGACAGTCGGCGTGATTGTCGGCATTTGGTAAGCAGGGAGAACAACATGACATACCAAGAACCTAAAAAATCACTTGTATTGGAAGCAGTAGAAAAAGCGTGGGACGGCTCAAAGACGCACCGCCAGGCTGCTGAGAAATACCTGAAGATGCTGCGTGAAGATACAGCATTGCGTGAGGCTGCAACTGAGCGTGTGCTTGAGCGCGTTGCAACTGAGGATGTTAGTCGTCGGTCACGCTCTAGCCGCGCTACGTTTAAGCGTGAGGCTGAGAAGGTCACGCGGCAGGTTGTGCTGAAGAAAGGCGAAACGTCTACACCGTCTGTGTCGCTGAAGAACACAGCATCAGTTTATGCCAAAGATATGTTTGAGCGGTTTATGCTGCCGAAACTTGGCATCTCTCTTGGTGACGCAACCCGCGACGATCTAGTGCAGGTTGTGCAGTCCGAAGAGGGTTTGATGCGCACACATAAACGCAACCACAAATTCTTCTCGGCTATTTTGAACAAGATGCCAGAGGATAAGATTGTCCGCGATGTCTGGACAATTGAAGAGGTTGAGAAGCTGCACACAGAAACGATGGCAGCATAATGTTACAGGGGGTCAAGTGTGCCGCGCAGAAATGTCATCACGCATTCACCCCCGACTTTTTACAGGGGGCCGTGAACAGCGCACAGAAATGTCATATCGACACCGCCCCAAGGGAGAGGTCAGGCGCAACGCTCAGAGATGTCAATCCATCACCGCCTCTCCCACCAGTTTTATTTGGTGCCAACAGGAGACAGCAGTAATGCCAATTTCAGATCGCACCAAGGGAAGGGTCATTCCATGGCCTCAGAAATGCTATTCGATATACGCCCTTCCCAGCCAGTTACAGAGGCCAACTCAAGGGCGCAAAAATGCCATCAGAAGGACGCCTCGCAAGGGAAGGGTCAGTCAGTGTTCGCAGAAATGCCTTATAAAAATCACCCTTCCCAACCAGTTACAGGGGGTCATCGCGGAAACGCAGCAATGCCACAGTACAGTCGCCCCCACCTAATTTGGGCTATTTATCCAGCGCGAAAACGCCATCGGTTCGTCGCCCAACAACCAGAGGCCACCCCTAAAGCTCCGCAAGGGCATAGAACCCCCGCCTCGCAACATAAAAAGGAAAACAAATGGACAAGAGATACGAAAACCCGACAATCGCAATGATTTACCGCACATGGCGCAATCGTCAGAACATGGTGCGTGCCGAGGCTAAGCTAGTATTGCAGATCAAAGCGATCTGCCGAGGCTTCTGTGATGGCGACATCAAGGAAGCAAACAAGCTGTACAAGCGTCTAAAAGATGGCGAGGGTACGCTAGAGGCCACAGCCGCAACGCAGCCTCTATTCGAGGCTAGAGAGCCTCTACTTGAAAGCCGTGTTGCGTTTGAGAAATGGCTGATTGATTTAGCCAAGCAGCTACCTGCCGCAACATTTGTGGATAAGGTGAGAGGTTTCGGACATCTTGGCCTTGCAGGTATCGTAGGCGAAGTCGGTGACTTCATGGCATACGAGAAAGAGCTTGATGGTATATACAAACGCGCTGGGCTTGCAGTGATTGAAGGTGAGCGGCAGCGTAAGTGCAGCAACGCCGACATGGCGCTTCTGCATGGCTACAATCCATCTAGGCATTCTGTGTTCTGGACTATCGGTGACAGCTTGTTAAAATCGCAGGGCAAAGAAGAAAATGCTGGGCCATACCGCATAATCTACGACAATCGTAAGACGTATGAACGTGAGCGCGTTGACACAGATGGTCACGCTCACAACCGCGCTTTGCGTTACATGACTAAGCGCCTTGTGCGTGATTTATACAACGAATGGAAAGAGGTAGCATGAAATGACTGACAACCAGATCGCAAAGTATTTGGAGCAGATCGTAAAGCACTGCAAAGCTGCAAGGGCAAACCCAACAGCCTCAACAGTGCATATTGATGCAGTGCAAGATTTAGCAGAGCATGTCGTTAGCACGATGAAAAAAGAACGAGAAGACGTAACAGGAGCGCCAGTATGACAATAGCCACAGCATGGGCTGAATTAGCCAAGAAGGAAAATGCTGCGTATCGCAAGAAGTGGGGTACAGGTCTGCAACAGCAGAAACGCGAACAACCTAAGCCAAAGCAGAAGGGTAGGCCAATCGGCTCGTATAACCCAGAGCGGCTGGAGTTAATTAGGGAAATGCTAAATGAAAATTTGCGTACAGTCGATATAGCTAGAGAGCTAGGAATATCTGAAAGCAGCGTGCGCTACTGGAAAGCTAAGTATTTTCAAAAGTAATCGTGTGGGGCGGACTTGTGCGAGATTTTGCCGATCAACAAGCCTGATTGCGCAACAACACAATGATCGCACAAACATTTTCGCCCCACCGCGACAATCTACCAAAACAGGGAGTGACTGCAATGGAATTTTTTACCGCGTTTTACATTGAGTACGCCATCAGAGGCATGGATATACAAACATATATACTGCTGCCAAGCTCAGAGGCGTGTCAGGTGTTCATCCGCGACAATGAGGATATGGCAGAGTATATGAATGCAGACGGTGACGTGGACATGTACTGCAGGCCAACGCCTTACTTGTCTAAATCCATTAGACCAAAGCTGCGCCCAGAGGAGTTATAAGTGTCGCATTTTTATGATATGCTCCTAATTAGCCAACAAACTAGGAGCTGCCCTTGCCCTACAAGGACAAGGATAAGCGCGCACAACATGCGAAAGAGTACGGCGCTGACTGGTATCAGCGTAACCGTGAGAAAACACTTGAGCGCACTCGTAAGCGAAAGAAAGAACAACGCGCAGAATGGCATAAATTTAAGGCGGGCTTGGCCTGCCTTTTTTGTGGGGCAGTGCATCCCGCCATCATTGACTTTCACCACCCTGACGCATCAGGTGATAAGAAGGTTAGTGAATTGTTACAGAGAGGGAGCATTAAGAAAGCATATGAAGAGGCCGACAAATGCATTCCGCTTTGCTCCAACTGCCATCGCATCTATCATTGGACTGAAAGAGAGGGAGAAAAAGATGAGTGACATGCCAGAATATTTTGCAATCGCAGCCAAGATTGTTGAACGAGCAGAGCGCGGCATTCCGCAGGATCGTTGGATGAGAGGCGACAAAGAGCAAGAGGCACTTGTTCGTGCCTACATTGCTTTATTGAACATCTGTTCAAATATGCATGCCGACATAATCCAACGCGGATCAGACGCAATGGATATTGATTAAGACAGCCAGCCGTAAATCTTCTGCGTCTGCTCGATCCGATCATACAGACCGTGATTGCCGCCGTTGATCCGTCTGGTCAAATCCTCAATCACTCCAACATCTGTCCCTTTATCGGCAATGTCCCACAGCTTGTTTTTGTCAAAGAACCAGATTGCGCTTTCAAATGCGTAGTCGTTCTCAACCAGTGATGGGTCTTGCAGCACTTCTGGCAATCGCATGTCTTTAGCAAACGACTTGTAGTTGTTGTGACCTGTGAGCTGAATGAACCCACGGCCTAAAAACTTTGCAGCCTCTTCCTCTGTTTCGTTGCCCATACGACCTGCATAGACCTTGCCTGCCA